TCCCGACCCAGAACGGCCACGACAGCGCTATTCCTGAGTTTCGCATGCAGCCGGTCAAGAACGGCTTCAAGAGCGAGGCCAAGGGGACGCCGGTTTACGAAGACCGCGAGTTTGTCCTGATCCGCGTTCCTGGCGACCGCAAGACCGAATGGGACGGCGAGGTGACGGATGAACATCGCGCCCGCTGGCCGCGCCACTACGCCGCGTGGAAGGCCAATCAGGAGGCCCCGACCGAAGGCACGCCTTTGAGCGAATGGGCCGCTATCGGCCGCTCCCAGGTGGAGGAACTGCGCTTCGCCAACGTCAAGACGGTGGAGCAGCTCGCCGCCCTTCCTGACGACGCCCTGACCCGTTCGGTGTCGATGGGCGGGTTTGAGCTTCGCCAGCGCGCCATCCGACATCTGCAGGCTGTGCAAGGCAACGCCCCGATGGAGGCGCTCGCGGCTGAGAACGCTGCGCAGCGTGAGAAGATCGACGCTATGGAAAAGAACCAGGCTGATCTGTCGGCTCGTCTCGACGCTCTGCTGGCTCAGAATGCAGGAGCGGCCCGATGACTGGCCTTGAGCGCAACGCTCGCCCCATCCCCGGTCCGCGTTTCGAGCGGGTGGACGGCGAGGTGCTGTTCACGTTCGTGATCGACGGCGGCAGCATCATTGGCCCCCGGCCTGCGACGGACGCCGACCGCGAGAACCACGCCGGAGCATGGCGCGAGTTTGCTACGGCTGATGTGGCGCCGGAGGCAGTTGAGCCGGAACCCGAACTGGTGGCCGAAGTCATCATCCCGCCCGATCTGGACGGTGATGGCAAGCCGGGTGGATCTCTGCCGGAAGCTGAAGACCCCGACGCCGAAAAGAAGGCCGCGCTGCAGGCGGACCTGAAGGCGCTCGGGATCAAGTTCCACCACAAGAACGGCGTCGATACCCTGACCAAGCTCCTGGAAGACGCTACCGCTCCGAAGGCTGACTAACCATGACCGTTCTGTCGATCATCTCTGACGTTTGCGACCGTGTTGGTTTGACGCGGCCGACCGTTGTTGTGACCTCGACGGACCAACAGGTGCGGCAGCTCTTCGCACTCTTGAACAAGGCTGGCTTAAAGCTGGCGCAAGAGGGCGATTGGCAGGCCCTTACCTCGGAATGGCTGTTTCTGACCACGGCGACGCCGGTTCAGACCAACACGCCTATTCCGCCTGACCTTGACCGGTTCATCGACGACAGCTTTTTCAATCGCACGCAGATGCGCAAGCTGATTGGCCCGATCACGCCGCAAGAGTGGCAGCAAATCCAGACATTCCCGGCTTACAACCGGGTCTATCTGGCGTTTCGGGAGCGCAGCGGTGAGGTTCTGATCACGCCGACGCCCCCGGCCTCTGACGAGATCGCCTATGAATACGTCAGCAAGAATTGGGCTCAATCGTCGGCTGGGCAGGGCAAGCCAGCCTTTACCTCGGATGACGACGGAACCTATCTGGATGAGGAGCTTCTGAAGCTTGGCCTGCAGTGGATGTACAAGCACGCCAAGGGTCTGAGCTATGCGGAAGATTTCGAGGACTATCAACGCGACGTGGCGAAATCGCTTGGCCGTGACGGTGGAGCTCGCGCGCTCAACATCACCGGCCGAGATCCGAACGCTAACTTCCTCGGGGTCAATATCCCGGACGGCGGGTTTGGCCTCTGATGGATATCCTCCTGCCTATTGACCAGAGCCCAGAGCAGCGCCGCAAATCGGTACTGTCCTATCTGGAGGCGCTGGACGTGCGCACGCCTTTGAAGGGCGTTGGTGATCCTGAGGGCGTTGTAGAGGCCGACATCGGCACGCTCTACACCCGAACGGACGGCGGGACCGGGACGACGCTCTACGTCAAAGAGGCTGATGACGGGCTTGACACGGGCTGGGTGGCGAAGTGAGGCGCGCTGTAGCTCAGCGGGCATCGCGCGGCCAAACCGCTGTTGCCAGGTCTGTTCCAGCTCCCGTTGGGGGCTGGGATACCGAAAGCCCGCTGGCGAACATGCCAAAGCAGAACGCGATTATCCTGGACAACTGGATACCGCGCGCCGCGTCCATCGAAATCCGTCGCGGCTCGACCCAGCACGTTACCGGCACCGGTCCTGTTGAGTCCATGATCCCGTGGCGCGGTGATGCGAATGGGGACAAGCTTTTCGCGTGCTCCGGGGCGTTCATCTACAACGTCACAACAGCCGGGGCGCTTACCTCTGCGGTTCACTCAAGCGCCACGTCGGCCCGCTGGCAATCGACCAACTTTGCCAACGATGCGGGGGCTTTCGCCATCTGCGTCAACGGCTTTGATGTCCCGCTCTACTACAACGGAACCGCCTTTGCGAACCTGACGATTACGGGCACAGCAGCGGGCGGGGCGATCACGCTGGACCCGTCCGACCTTTGCCGGGTGATGACCCACAAGCGCCGCCTGTTCTTCATTGAGAAGGGCACGATGTTTGTGTGGTATCTGGCCGTGGTCGCCATTCAGGGCGCCGCGAGCCTGCTGGACCTTGGCCCGATCTTCCCCAAGGGTGGTCAGCTTGTCGCGCAAGGAACGTGGTCCCTCGATGCTGGTCAGGGCATGGACGATATGGCGGTTTTCGTCACGTCTGAAGGCCAATTGGCGGTGTGGCAGGGCATTGACCCGTCAGACACCAATAACTGGTCTCTGGTGGGCGTTTACGACATTGCTCGGCCCGTTGGCGATAACAGCCTGATCAAGTGGGGCTCTGACCTCGCGGTGATCACTGAGGACGGGGTTATTCCGCTCTCGCAGGCTCTGAACAAGAACCGCGAGGAAGCCAAGAAGATCGCGCTCACGGCCAAGATCGCCACAGCCTTTGCGAAGTCAGCCGGTGATTACGGCTCGTTCTATGGGTGGTCGGGCACGCTCTATTCGGGCAGAGGGTCGCTGGCGATCTTCAACATTCCCACGGCTGAACTTTCGACCGCCGTGCAATATGTCCAGTCCATCCAGACCGGCGCATGGTGCAGGTTCACGGGCCTGAACGCCTTCTGCTGGGAAGCGGCCAACAACGCCATCTATTACGGAGCGGCGGATGGCGTCTATCAGTGGGACCTTGGGGCGTCCGACAACGGCGAGACGATCATTGCCGATGTGAAGCCTGCCTTCTCAAGCTTTGGATCTGCGACGCAAAAGCAGTTCACGATGATCCGGCCGCTGATCAAGTCCCCCGCCTCAATCCGCCCGGCGCTGGAAATCCTGACGGACTACCGCGAGGCAATCCCGACCGCTGTCCCAACCGTGATCGTGCCGTCTGACGTTTCAGCCGCCGACATGGACGGCATTCGCTACGATTGGACCGGTGCGACGGGTGTTGGCTATGTCGGGACGCCCCGAATGCGCGTGGTGATCCAGGGCGCGGAAGACGTTGACCGGGTTGCTGTCGATCCGACTGGCGATCTGGTCATTACCGAAGCGGCCGGTGACTACATCATCACGCGTCCGAACCTTCCCCTCGATGTCGATGTTGAGCTGATCGGGTTTGACCTGATGTTCCTGCCGGGAGGGCAGCTATGAGGCTGGTATTCGGACACGACGCACTGGTGGCGGGCTGGGCCGCAAACCGCATTCCTCATGTCGAGACGGCGGACAACTTCGGCCCCATGACCGCGATTGGCGTCCCTGACGACGACGGCAAGCTAGGAGCCGCAGCCGTCTATCACGGCTATCAGGAGCGGTTTCGGGGCATCGAAATATCGTTCGCCTGTGACCATCCCCGGTATCTGTCAAGAACCATCATAAGCGGGCTCCTGAGGTATCCTCTAGCCCAGTTATCCTGTCAGCGAGTAACAGCCGCGACACCGCGTAAGGCGACCAGCACTCGGCAGTTTCTGGAAAAGCTCGGCTTTCGTCGAGAGGGCGTTATGCGCCGTGGTTTCGGGAATGATGATGCGGTCGTTTATGGTCTCCTCGCAAAGGAATGGGCTCGCAGCCCCTTCAACCTTGACCGCCGCACCGATGTTCCTCCGCTACCTGTGGGGAGTCTGAGGCATGGCGAAAAAGGGCAGCAGCGCTCAACCGGCAGCGCCTGATCCGACCGTTGTTGCTGGCGCTCAGTCGGCGGCGAACATCGCTTCGGCTGAAGCGCAGCAAAAACTGAACATGGTGGGTTCTACCGGCCCAACGGGGACGGTTGGCTATCGCGCCGATCCGACCCAACCGGGCGGCTACACGCAATACACCCAGCTTTCGCAGCCGGAACAGCAGACTTACGACCTGTCCAAGGGCGCGCAGAACCAGGCGCTGACCTTGGCGGGGACGCAGCTTGGCCGCGTGGGTGACGCCTTGGGTCAGCCACTCAACACTGATGGCCTCCCAGCCCTGCAAGGGTCGTATCAAGCCCAGCAGGCGCAGGGTGGGCAAATTCAAAGCAGCTTCAATCCCGGCCAGCCCCTGCGATACGGCTTTGACCAAGGTCAAGCCGTGCAGGGTCAGATTGGCGGGGATCTGGAAGCGGCGCGGCGGGAAGCGCAGAACGCGACCTATGGTCAGGCGACCTCTCGTCTTGACCCTCAATGGTCGCGAGCCAGTGACCAACTCGACACCAAGCTGGCCAATCAGGGCTTGGGCGCCAACTCGACCGCCTACGCCGCGCAACAGGACATGTTCGGGCAGGCGAAGAACGACGCCTACAATCAGGCGCAATATTCGTCGATTGCGGCGGGTAACGACGCGGCTCAGCAGCAGTTTGCAAGGCAGCAGGCGCAAGGCCAGTTTGCCAATCAGGCGGCGGGTCAACAGTACGCCCAGAACCAGGGCGCGGCGGCATTCAGCAACGCGACCTCTGGTCAGGACTACACCCAAAACCAAGGCATGGCGCAGTTCGCCAACGAGGCCCAAAACCAGGGCTTCTCGCAGAGCCTCGCTAACGCCCAGATGCAGAACCAGAACGCACAGGCTCAAGCGCAACTGGCGAACACGGCCCGCAATCAGGGCCTGCAAGAGCGCGCCTACGTCCAGAACCAGCCGCTCAATCAGTTCAACTCGCTGATGTCGTCTGGTCAGGTCGCTATGCCGCAGGGTATCCAATACACCCCGTCGCAGGTTGGTCAGACGGACGTGACGGGCGCTTATGCGCTTCAGTCGCAGGCTCAACAGGCGGCGGCGAACCGAGCGGCCCAGCAGCAATCCGGTCTGGCGAGCGGCCTCTTCTCGCTCGGCTCTGCGGCGATTATGGCGTCCGACGTTCGGGTCAAAAAGAACATCCGCCGCGTCGGAACGCTGAAGCCGGGGATCGGCCTCTATTCGTATGAGTACGTCTGGGGCGGCGGTTCGCGGGTGGGTGTTCTGGCTCAAGAGGTCGCGGCTGTTAACCCGGCTGCGATCGTCGATAGCGGCGGCATGATGGCAGTCAATTACGGAGCGCTCTGATGAGCAGCCCTTACCTGTCGCAAGCCCTGCAGTCGATGCAAGCGGCTCCTGCAGCCCAGCAGGCAGCGATTGATCCGGCGATCTTGGCGCAGCAGATCAAGGCCGGAAAGTCGTGGAAGGCTGAGAACCCCGGCAAAAGCTACCTCGGTCATAACCTGCAACAGGCTGGCCAGAACGTCATGGCTGCGCCCTCGCGGGTTGCTGGTCTCTTCGATCTGGGAGCAAAGCGCTAATGGCCGCGCCTGTCGTTCCGAACAACATCGCCGCCGCTCTCCGGTATGGTCCGCAAACCCAGACTTCGCTGCGACGCTCGCAGTACCTGACGGACGCCCTTCGCCAGATGAACGCATCAGGCGGCGAGAACATCCGCTCAGGCGGTGAACTTGCTGCGAAGCTGTTGGCAACCGCCATCCTGCAGCGCGGGGCCAACAAGGCGGAAGGCCGCGCAATTACGGCGCTCAAGACCGATCAGGACAACGAGAACGCCTCGCTGATCGCGGCTCTGCGTCCCCCCAAGCCGCCTGAACCTGCCGCCCCAATTGCTCCGGCAGTTCCGGCTCCGGCTCAGCCCCCGCCCCAGGTTCAGCCTCAAGCGGCGCTCCCGAGCGTGCAGCCGCAGCAGGCGCGGGTTCCGCAGGGTGTCGATCCGCAACTTGACGCTATCGTCAGGACCGTCTGGGGTGAAGCGCGCAATGAGGCTCCTGAGGGGCAGTCCGCCGTCGCTTCGGTGATCCTGAACCGCTCCAAACGCGGCCAGAAAGCCCCGATGGACGTAGTGCTGGAGCGCAACCAGTTTGAGCCGTGGGGGAACCCGAAGACGCGCGCGGAAATGGAGAGCCTAAACCCGGAGACGCCGGAATATCAGGCGATCCTGCGCAACATCAGCCCGGCACTCCAAGGCAACGATATAACGGGCGGTGCGGATCACTTCTATTCGCCAACGGCTCAGTCCGCGATGGGGCGCGCTCCTCCCAAGTGGGATAATGGGGCAGGCCGCGACATGGGCCGTCACCGGTTCTTCGCGCTAGGTTATGGCGGCCAACAAGGCGGTTCGCACGAACGCTACGCCCCCCAGCAAATGGCCGGTGCGCAGGACCAGGCAGCGATGCTTGGTGGCCAAGGCGCACCGCCTGACCAGATGGCTCCGGCCCCACCTTCTGCCCCCGCTGGTCCCTCCGGGGGTGGAGCGGCGCCCGCTGTGGCAAGTCCTCCCCAAGCCGCCGCAGCGGGCGCTAACGCATGGCCGACGTGGAAGCCTACGGATCAGCAGGTTGATTGGGTTGAAGGTCTTCTGACCAACCCGCGCACGCGAGAGCAGGGCGTCGCCGAGGCTCGCAAGCTGCAGGCCAAGATGGCTGAACCGGCTCCGGCGAAGATCGTCGATATGAACGGCGTGCAGTTCTACGTCTCGGAAGTTCCGGGGCAGGGCGGGCAACCGGTCATGATCCCGGTTCCGCAGGAAGCCATGACTCAGACCATGACGGCGCAACAAAGCGGTCTGCCGTCTGCGCCTCAGGGGGCGTATGTCCAGCGCGATCCCTACGGGAACCTCAAAGAGGCCCCGTTCGCGCCTCCGCAGGGCTACAACGCCGGGCCTAATGGCTATTCTCCCATTGCTGGCGGTCCTGCCGATCCGACCCGAGTCCAAGCGCCTCCGGCAGGCTACCAGCTCTCCGCCGGTCAAGGTGGTCAGCCGCAGTATCAGGCCATCCAAGGCGGTCCTGTCGATCCTCGCAGCCCGAAGGCCATCATTGAGGGTACGGCGAGCCTTCGCGGTGAACTGCAGACCATGCTGCAGGACGCGACGAAGCTGCGCCGCAACTATGAGACCGTGAACACGGGTTACGGCCAACAGAACGGCGCAGGTGACATCGCGATCATCAACGGCCTGCAGCGCATGATTGACGAAGGTGTCGTGCGAGAGGGTGACGTAGCCTTGCAACTGAAGGCCAACGGCGTCGAGGGTACGCTGGGCGGCTGGCTGGGCTATGCGCAGTCCAAGGGACAGTTTACGCCTGAGATCCGGTCCAAGATCAAGCAGACCGCCGACAGCCTCTATCGCAGCATGAACGACGTCTACGGTCAGCGCGTGCAGGGCTATAAGTCGATCTCCGAGAAGAGCTACGGCCCCGGCGCGTTTGAATACGTCCTTCCGTCTGAAACGGCTGATGCGTTCGGCTGGAATGGCAAGCCGCAGGGCGTCAATCAGCCTCCACCGCCTAATCCCGCCGCCGTCGCTGGACCGGCCGGGAGCCGGGAGGCCGCTATCGTCGAAGCTCGCAAGCGGGGACTGATCCGATGACCGGTCAAGACTATTCGAAGCTCTCCGACGCGGAGCTGATGGCACTTATCGGCCAGCCTGAGCAGCCCGTCGCGCGATCTTCGCAACAAGCGCCGATGGGTCCTGCAGCAGACGCGCCGCAGATCCAGCAGCCGCAAGCTCCTGTTCCGGTTCAGGCTCAACCCCTGCCGGATATCTCGCAGCCGCGTCCTGAACCGCAAGGCGCTCCGACCTTCGAGGATGTTGCTCACGGGGTGGACAACCGCGTTGGCGCAATGGCTCGGGGCGTGCCGATCCTTGGCGCTCTGGCTGATGAAGGTAACGCGGCTCTCGCGGCTGGTATTTCCCCGGCCCTGGAGCCCATGCTTCGCAACGCGCCCAAGCTGGCGCAGGTTCTGATGGGTTACGACCCCCGCAAGGAGATCAGCGGCGCAGGTGACTTCGGCGACCGCTTCGACGCGGCCATGAACCTGCAGCGTTTCCGGGATGACCAGTTCGACGCAGCCAACCCTACGGAGTCGAAGGTTCTGCAGGGCATCGGGACGGTTGGTGGCTCGATCGCGGCCATTCCCGCCCTAGCCGCTGGATCGGCTGCGCTTCCTGTCGAGGCTGGCCTGATCCCGCGCATGGCCGTTGGCGCCCTAGAAGGTGGCCTAGTCGGCGGGGCGCAGGGCTATGCGTCGGGCGATGGCGGGGTTTCTGATCCGTCGCGCATACAGGGGGCTGGTCAGGGGGCTCTTGTCGGCGCAGCGGCAGGCACGGCGGCTCCTGCAGCGCTTGCGGGCGCTGGCGCTGTCTGGAAAGGCACGGGCGGCAAGGTTATCGACATGGTTCGCGGCGCTCGCAGGCCCGTGGCTGTTCCAAAGACCGAGGCCGAAGCGCTGGCGGAAATCCTCAAGGGCAAACCTGCCACAAAAACGCTCACGAACCCGGACGGCTTCAGCGAGCCGCTAGATATGAGTGCGGATGCGAGGATCGCTCGCGCTCTTTCCGAGGGATACAACCCCAAGAAACCTTTCTATCATGGTTCCCCTGACGACATTCAGTCTTTCGATCCAAACCTAACCAAGCGCGGCAATTACGGGCGCGGCGTCTATACGACCAGAATGAAGGATAGCGCGTCTGCCTATGCGGGCAATGAGGGCGCGGTCTATCCGCTTGCCCTTAAGGCTGAGCGCACACTCGACATCACTACCCCAGAGGGGCGTGCTATTTACGATGCAATGAAGGGCGACGAGGACGCACTTCGCAAATCCTATGATCTGATCCGAGCCCCCGGTGAAACGGTCGTGCTGAATGGACCGGCCGCGCGCTCGGTGTTCGACCCCTTCAATCCCGGTGGCGAAGCGCGCGTTGGGGTGCCAAGGCCGGGCGATTTCTCAGTCAAGGGCCTTCCCAGCGCCCCGACAGCGCCGCCAGTGAGCAGCGCGGAACGCGATCTCGCCGAAATCCTCGCCTCGCGTCAACAGGTCCCGGTGACGAGCGTTCCAGCCAGCGCGGAGGATGACGCCTATCTGCGCATCGCTCGCAGCATGACCCGCCAGCGGCAGACACCAGAGCAGCTTGGCGAGGTGGTTTCGGGGCTTGGCCCTCGCGGCATGGTGGCCGATAGCGGCGACGCCATGCGTAACCTGCTGCGTGATGCGACGAACCGTCCGTCTGGTGCTGAGGACATCGCCCGCAAGGCGCTCAACCTTCGCCAGCAGGGCCAGCTTGAAGGCGGCGAGTTCACCATTCGCCCATCGTCTGGGCGGATCATGGATCAAGCCGCCGAAGGCTTGGGTGTTCCCGGCAAGCAGTATTATGACGAGATCGAGACCCAGCTTACGGCCCGAAAGGCTGCGGCCGATCCCGCTTACGCCAAGATGCGCGAGGCCGCTCCGGTTGACGCCAAGGAACTGAACGCCTTCTCGGCCGCGCCGATCTTCAAGGACGCGTACAACCGCGCCAAGGCGATCAGCGAAAAGGAGTTCGTCACCGTTCCAGGGGTCGAGGGCGAAGTGATCATGCCCCTTCCCGACAAGGTTCCCGATTTCCTCGACTGGCGCACGTTGGACCTGATGAAGCAGGGTCTGGACGATCTGGTCAAAGAGGCGAAGGTCGAAGGTATCGGGGCCAACAGCCAAGGCGCGACGAAGGGCTTCCTCAAGCGCTTCGTGAACCGGCTCGACGAACTGAACCCTGACTACAAGGTCGCCCGCGATGCTTTCGCCGGTCCAACCGCCATGAAGGACGCTGTGGAGGCGGGTCGGTCTGTGTTTTCTGAGGATGCGCCCGTCGTGTCCAAGGCCATCGCAGACCTGACTGAGAGCGAGCGCGAGATGTACCGCGTCGGCGCGCTGCAGGGCCTGAAAGACAAGCTTGGCAACACCGATGTGACCTATGACGCCGCCCGTAAGGCCGGTATCCTCAAGCCCAACCAGCTTGAGCTGTTCAAGGAACTGTTCCCCAGCCGCGAGAAGTTCGCAGAGTTCGCCGACATGCTGGTCAAGGAGCAGACGATGTTCCAGACCAAGGGCGCGGTTCTCGGCAACTCCTCGACGGCGAAACAGCTCCTGCAGGCCGCCGACAACGACGAAAGCCCGGTGGAAACGCTCGTCCAGGGTGGGCTGGACGCCAAGACTGGAAACGTCATGGGCCTCGTCCGCGCGCTAGGCCGCATCGGTGGCCCTGCGAAGATGAGTGAGCCGACCTCTGAAGCGCTCGCGTCGATCCTGACCAACATGGATCAGGCTGGATTGCCGAAGGTCATTGAGCGTCTGACAGAAGCCCAAAAGCGTCAACTGTTGGCCGAAGCGCTACGGGGCGGAACTGCGACTGCGGCTCAGTCTGGCGCCGTGAATGCCACTCAGGGCAACAGGTAGTCAGCAACCCTATAGGCCACGGTGACGGCGAAGGCTGTCAGCGGAAATAGCAGGATGATAGCAAGGAACAACTGCCACCGCGTAAGGCGGGGCGGTCGATACCAAAGGCTCCGGCCCCTGCGATCATGACGGCCGGTGAAGAGCCACTCCCGGCGCACAGGGTGGGGGTCTCCTGGCCGAATTGGTCCGTCAATGACCTCAAATTCAGCGTCGGTGATCGGCGGCGGTTTTGTCATGAACGGCCATCATATCGCATCTGCGCTCAACCCCCAAGCGCGGTCCTGAGGCCTTTCCAGACAGCCTTATCCTGACGGCGTGAAGCATCCGCCCGTTGGCGGTCTGGAGTGCAGCGCCGCATGAGGATTTCCCGCGACAGAGGCCTGGCGGCTTACGCCTACACCATGCTGGACCTGGGTGTCGCCGCAGCGATGACCCGCTCTCGCGACCGCTGGGCTCGCAGGCTTGCCGCTGCCACCCTCTCTACGGGTGGGGGGGCTTGGATACTCGCAAACCGCTTCTGGCGCGACACTGGCCGCTGGGTCGATACCGCCGCGTGGAGAGACTAGATGACCTTCATCTCAAACGGTGAGAGCGGCGCTTCTGTCCGCGCCAAGCTGAACGCCATGGCGCGGGGTCCGCTCATCAACCGCGCGCCGACGCGCTTGGATGACGCAGACGCCGGATATGCCGTTGGCGACTACTGGAACCACAATGGCCGCGTGTTCTCAGCCTTGCGCGTCACGGCTGGCGCGGCGGTCTGGGCTCCATCGGCCCTGCCCAACATCCTGGCCGGAGACTACGCGCCGAGCGTGCTCGCCATCTGCGGCACGCGCAAGATCAAAGCGGCTTACGCGGGCAACTGCATCAGGGTTGTCCGCGCCAGCGACAGCACGACCCTCGACGTGGGTTTTGTGAATGGCGAGATCGACACGGCTGCTCTGGACGCGTTCATCACCGGGACTACGGGCAAGGTCAGCATCTTCTATGACCAGTCGGGCGCGGCGAATAATGCGACCCAGACCACGGACGCCAACCGTCCTACGGTCACGCTGAACACCATCAGTGGCGTTAGGACGGTCTCGCTGTCGTCGGATGCCAA